GTTGTGCAACGTAAGAACTCTGATGGAGAATTTGCACAGAGTCTTCGTGTTCCGTTAGCATATTCTACCAAACAAAAATTCCTCGCTCGTATTGCCTCGGTTCCTACGACGGATCCAGCAAGCACAGCAATCACACTACCGAGAATTGGGTTTGAAATCACTGGACTCAATTATAATCCGACCCGTAAGATTAACATACTTACCAAAAACGTTGCTGTTGGTGCAGGCGATGATACCAATAAATTGCGATCACAATTTACCAGCACTCCATACGATATGAATATTTCTCTTTTTATTTTTGCAAAGAACCAAGATGATGGTTTGCAAATTATTGAGCAGATCTTGCCATTCTTTAATCCAGATTTTTGTGTCACGATTAATGATATTCCAGAGATGGGAATCAAACGCGATTTGCAAATAACTCTGGAGGGTATCGATTATGAGGATCAATACGAGGGCGATTTTGCCCAAAGACAGTCTATCATTTGGACATTGAATTTCAAACTTGGATTGAATTTTTACGGTCCAGTCGAACTTCAAGGTATCATTAGAACTGCTATTGCAAATACATATGCAAATGATATAGTTGATATCAACAATGGACAAAAATATACAGTGACAACATCACCATCCGACGTAACACCTGAAATTGGTGCGTGGGACTATGTGGAGACATTCGATGAGTTCTTCGAATAACTATGAAAAACTAGATGAGATTTTTGGGACTAAGACTGAGCAAGTATCAACTGCAGTAGTTATCCCACCTGCTACCCCAATTCAAGTTCCAGTTGCGTATATACCAACGGGTGATGATATTGAGGATGATTATCAAGTCGCAAGGCAGAAACTTAATACTCTTATCGACAAAAGTCAACAAGCACTTGACGGAATGTTAAACGTTGCACTTGCCAGCGACAGTCCTCGCGCCTATGAAGTTGTCGGACAATTGATAAAAACAACTGGCGATACTGCTAAGGATCTATTGGATCTTCAGGCAAGGAAAAAGAAATTGCGCGAACAGCAACCAGCAAAGGGTAATATTGAAACCCAGAATAATATTGTGTTTGCTGGTTCAACTGCGGATCTTTTGAAAGCATTGAAAGCAGAGAAGGCAAAAATAATTGATCATGACTGAAGAAGAATCCTCGTATCACGGTAATATTAATTTAAAACCGATCGGGCATAAGCATAGTTTTACAATGGAGCAGTTGGCAGAACTCGAGTTGTGCCAAGAAGATCCCATTTATTTTATTGAGAACTATTGCCAGATCGTTACTCTCGATCACGGTCTTCAGTTATTCAAACTCTATGATTGCCAGAAGCGAAAAGTCGCTCATATTCTGAACAATCGTAAAGCGATTCTTATGGAGGGTCGTCAGCAAGGTAAGACCATCACATCCGCTGCATGTATCCTCTGGTATACGCTTTTCCAAGAAGCCAAGACTGTCGCTATTATGGCGAACAAAACCTCTGCTGCCAGAGAAGTTATGTCTCGTTACCAAGGCATGTATGAGAACTTACCACTGTGGATGCAACAAGGCGTAAAAACTTGGAACAAGGGTGACATTGAATTAGAAAATGGATCGAAGGTATTTACTTCGGCGACAACTACCAGCGGTATTCGTGGTAAGTCTGTTAACTGGTTGTATATCGACGAAGCAGCGATTATTCCAAACACTGTTGCTGAGCAGTTCTTCGCTTCAGTTTATCCTACGATTTCTGCGGGTCAAACAACTAAGATCCTTCTGACCTCAACACCTCTGGGGTATAACCACTTCTGGAAATTCTGGAACGAAGCAGAAAAGGGCGCAAATGGTTTTGTGCCTATGTTCATTCCATACACTGAAATTCCAGGGCGCGATGATGCATGGGCAGAAGAACAACTAAGACTTCTTGGTGAATTGAAATTCAATCAGGAAGTTATGTGTAACTTCCTCGGATCAAGCAATACGCTTATTAATGCTAAGACTCTTGGTAATATGAGTTCTATCGATCCCGTCTATACTAAAGATGGATTGGATATCTTCGAAGAACCTATGCCAGACCGAGCATATACGATGACGGTCGACACTGCCAGAGGTATCGGCGGAGACTACTCCACTGCAGTGGTTATCGACGTTACTACAGTGCCATATAAGATGGTTGCGAAGTATCGAGACAACAAGATTGCTCCACTACTGTTTCCTAATATTATAAATAAAGTAGCGAGAGATTATAATTCCGCACACGTATTGATTGAAGTTAATGATATTGGGCAGCAAGTCGCTGATATTTTACATAGCGACTTAGAATATGATAATATTCTTACCACTGCTCGAGATGCGAACAAACAATACCTGTCTCCTGGATTTGGCAGAACGACAACCTTTGGTGTCAAGATGTCAAAGCAGGTCAAAAGACAAGGTTGTTTTACGTTTAAGTCGTTATTAGAAGAAATGAAGTTACAAATTTTTGATGCTGATACAATCAGCGAGTTGTCAACGTTTATTGAAAAGGCAGGATCGTATCAAGCAGACGAAGGTTATCATGACGACTTAGCAATGTGCCTAGTACTGTTCGGATGGTTAACCACAAACACATACTTTAAAGATTTGACAGACATAGATATTCGTGAGAAATTATATGCAAATCAAATGAGACAAATTGAAGAAGACCTTACCCCCTTTGGTGTTATTATTAGTGGTACTGAAGAAGAAGTTTTTATTGCTGGGGGTGATTATTGGAAAGTCGATACATCGTATCGATAAACACAAAATACATGAGTTATAAATAAAAGATAAAATGAAACTGATCATTTTAACATAAGGAGAAAAACATGGCTTTTCAGTTATCGCCTGGAGTCCTAGTTACCGAGCAAGACCTTACTAATGTAGTTCCAGCAGTTTCAACATCTGCTGGTGCATTCGTTGGCAACTTCGCATGGGGACCAGCGCAAGAAATCGTTACTATTGGATCTGAAAACGAACTTGTAAGTAAGTTCGGTGGACCAAATAGCACTAATGCAGTAGACTTCTATTCTGCTGCAAACTTCCTAGCATATACTACCAACCTCAAACTCGTTCGTGCAGTCGGTTCGACCGCAAGAAACGCTGTTGGATGCGGTCAAACTGCAGTTCTCATTCCAAACCAAACCGTTTATGAAGATAGTTTCAGCGATGGTACTGAAACATATGAATTTGCTGCAAAGTATCCTGGAACAAAAGGTAACAGTCTGATTGTTTCAATCTGTGACTCAACTGGTTTCGACACATGGGATTATGCAGCGAATTTCTCTGGTGCGCCAGGAACTTCTGCCTATGCTGCTGCTAAGGGTGCATCTAAAGATGAAGTCCACGTAATCGTAGTCGATAATCTCGGGATGTTCACAGGAACTGCAGGAACAGTTCTTGAGAAGTTCCCATATTTGTCAGTTGCATCCGATGCAAAGGGCAATGACGGTGGAACACTCTACTATAAGAACGTAATCAACACACAATCAAAGTATGCTTGGTGGGGTAAACACCCAACTCAGGATGATACTGAAGACCTTTCATGGGGTGCTGCTGCCAGCGCTGGTGTATATCAACCTATCGATACTGCGGGTGAACACACTTGCACGTTCACAGGTGGTGTTGATGCTGCCCCTGCTACTGGCGATCTTGAAGATGGTTACTCGTTGTTTACAGATAAAGAACTAGTAGATATCTCTCTTGTAATTACTGGCGGACACAGTGACGCTGTTTGCCAACATGCAATTGATACACTTTCACTTGGTCGTTTAGATTGCGTTACCTTTGTTTCTCCTCCTCTTGCCGCTGTCAAGAACAACTCAGGGGATGAAGCAGATGATATCGTCACATACTTCAAAGAAGATCTAAATCGTTTCAGTTCGTATGTTGTTGCTGACTCAGGTTGGAAGCGCCAATACGATCGTTACAATGACGTGTTTGTAAACGTTCCTTTGAACGCTGACATTGCTGGTCTTTGTGCACGTACTGACAATACCAATGATCCATGGTTCTCACCTGCTGGTCTAAATCGTGGTGCGATTAAGAATGTTGTTAAACTTCTTTGGTCTCCAAACCAAACAAATCGCGACGAATTGTATAAGAATGGTATCAACCCTGTTGCAAGTCTTGCAGGAAACGGTATTGTTCTCTATGGTGACAAGACACTTCTTGCTAAACCATCGGCATTCGATCGTATCAATGTTCGTCGTCTGTTCATCGTTCTTGAGAAGGCAATCTCGACTGCTGCTAAGTTCCAGTTGTTCGAATTCAACGATGTCTTTACTCGTGCACAGTTCAAGTCGATCGTAGAACCATTCCTCCGCGATGTTCGTGGTCGCCGTGGTATCTTTGACTTCCGTGTTGTGTGTGACGAATCAAATAACACTGGCGAAGTAATTGACCGTAACGAATTCGTTGCTGACATCTTTATCAAACCAGCAAAATCGATTAACTTCATCAAATTGAATTTCGTCGCTACGAGAACTTCAATTTCGTTTGAAGAAGTCGGCGCATAACCCTATAAATAAGAAAGAAATGGAGATCTAATAATGGATATTTCACAATTTAAGGGGTTACTTGGGGCTGGTGGTGCAAGACCTAACCAATTCCGCGTACTCCTAACCTTCCCTCAATTGGTTGGTGCAAACATCGGTGAGGCATCTTTGCTTGTTACGGGTGCTGCACTTCCTGCGTCTAACGTAAACCCAACTCTACTTCAGTATCGTGGTCGTGAAGTTAAACTCGCTGGTGAGCGTGTCTTCGATCCATGGACAATTACTATTGTAAACGATACAGAATTTAAACTTCGTCGTCCATTCGAAAGATGGATGAATCTCATGAACAATCTGGTCACCAACAGAGGTGAAACTAGACCAAGCAGCTACCAAACAGAAATCACTGTGACGCATCTTGATCGCAACGATGTTCCTCTTCAAACCTATGTACTTGCAGATGCATTCCCGATTAACATGTCGGAAATTGCTCTTCAGTATGGTCAGAACGATGTCGTTGAAGAGTTTACAGTAACATTCCAGTACCAGCACTATACCACTTTTGCTGGTGGTCGTCCTGAAGAAACTCTTGCGTAATATTGAAAAGTAAAATTGAATAATGGAAATTTTTGGTTATAAAGTTGAAAAATCCAAGGCGGCACCGACGGAAAAATCGTTTGTGCCGCCAACGGACGATGGCGGTTCCGATGTCATAAAGGCAGGTGGTTATTTTGGCACCTACCTTGACTTAGACGGAACCGCCAACACCGAGGCAGAACTTATTAAAAAGTATCGCGACATTGCCTTCATGGCAGATGTCGATTCTGCCATTGATGATATCGTGAATGATTCTATTTCAAACCTCGACGATGAACGTCCAGTTGAAATCAATCTTGATAATGTCAAACTATCTGACTCTATTAAGAAAAAGATTCAACTAGAGTTTGAATCAGTTTTAGATCTATTAGAGTTTAATCTAAGAGCGCAAGACTATTATCGTCGTTGGTATATTGATGGTAGAATTTACTTTCATAAAGTAATTGATACCGCAAAACCAAAAGAAGGTATTACTGATATTCGTTTTATCGATCCTCGTAAGATTAAAAAAGTCCGAGAGATCTTTAAAGAAAAAGATGAAAAATCAGGTGTTGAGTTCATCAAGAAGATCGAAGAATACTTTGTTTATAATGAACGTGGCATTGTCCTGGATAAAGCACAAACTGCTTCTCCTGGATCTGCTGCAACAATGAGGGTTACTAGGGATGCGATTTGTTATGTTCCTTCTGGTCTAAGTGATCAGGATAAGAACATCCCATTGTCGTATCTGCATAAAGCGATCCGTCCCGCCAATCAGTTGCGCATGATGGAAAACGCTGCAGTAATCTACAGAATTTCGAGAGCACCAGAACGTCGCGTATTCTATGTTGACGTTGGTAATCTCCCTAAGATTAAAGCGGAACAATACCTTGCTGGTATTATGAATCAGTATAGAAATAAACTGGTCTATGATGGTAACACTGGTGAAATCCGCGACGATAAAAAGTTTATGTCAATGCTTGAAGATTTCTGGTTGCCTCGCCGCGAAGGTGGTAGAGGAACCCAGATTGAAACACTTCCAGGTGGTCAGAGTCTCGGCGAAATCGGTGACATCGACTACTTCCAGAAGAAACTATTTCAATCATTGAACGTTCCAATTTCAAGAATGCAACAGCAGTCTGGATTAAACTTCGGACGTGCTGCTGAAATTAATCGCGATGAGTGGAAGTTTACTAAGTTTATTGCTAAACTTCGTCGTCGTTTCTCTCTTCTGTTCGACGATCTTCTTAAGACCCAGTTAATCCTCAAGGGTATCATTACCGAGGCAGACTGGAATCTGATTAAGAACAATATTGAATACAAGTATGCTACTGATGCATATTATACTGAGTCGAAAGAACAGCAAATTATACAATCTCGCGTTGAGATTCTTAATGGGATGGCAAATTATATCGGCACGTTATACAGCAAAGAATATGTCCAAAAGAATATTCTCAAACTAACTGATGACGATATTGCACAAATTGAATTAGATAATAAGGCGGATCCAGTTCAATTAGAACCTGCGATGCAACCGCCGCCAGAAGAAGGACAATAATAATGGACAATACTGAGGTTATTAAAAGTTTAATAAATAATATCGAAGCAGGTAATATGACTGATGCGAACGATGATTTCAGCGCTGCGTTAGATTTAAAACTTGCAGATATTCTTTCTGCTCGTCGCGAAGAAATGGCAAATGCTGTTTTTAATTCGAGCGAAGAAGTAGAAACAGAAGGGGATCCCGATGAAGACGTATAAAGAATTGGTAGAAGGTATCAATGAAACTCTCTCTTTACTAGAGGAAGTCGAAGGTCTTCATGAAGATCTCGGTAAACATCTTGCGCATGCTGTTAAACATTTGGGTATTGCACAAATCGGCGATGTCGATCATCCAGAGAAGCACGAGAAAAAGTTCCACGACGCCGTAGAAAAAGTAAGACAGTCTCACGGAGAACAAGCGGCGAAAGACTTTCACGCCCATGCTCATGATGAAGCCCATCACTTAACAGGATCTGGTCCTGGTGAACGAGGATCGCAGTTCCATAAACATATGTCAGACAGCGAAAAGAAATCATATACTAAGCATTTTAATAAACTTCTAGGCGAAGAAGTCGAAGGTATCCAAGAACTTTCAACGGATACGCTTAGAAAGTATAGAACAAAAGCGAAAGATGATGCATACGATGCAGCTGATGTTGATGACGATCGTCGCCTTCGTAAACGTTCAATGGGTTCGTGGGATGCTGGTAAAAAGATTCTAAAGCGTGGCGATAAACTGCGAGCAGAAGAATTCGATTTCGATTTATTCGAATCAATTATGCTAGGCGAAGGCGATCTATCCATTCGCACTTTGTATAACAAATATGCAGATCATGCTCTGGGTTCTGGAGATAGTCCAGAACCCAAGAAAGCTGCTGCAGTCAAAAAAGCAATTACCAAGGTTCATGGTTCGACTGTTATGGGTCATCTAGAAAAAGCCAAGAATGCTGCTGCTAAAAATGATCAAGATTCAGAAAGTCATCATTTCAACGCTGCTAGAAATGCAGCAAAAACAGACACTATGAGTGCAACTGTTGGTAAGAATCGTTCTTCTATGCGAAAAGAAGAATTCGATCTTGATGAAAGTCGTATGAAAGATCTGGCGACGGATATGGAATCATTGTCGCATGCAGATTTTAAAAGAAAACATAGAAGAACAAAGCAAGAAATGCAAAGTTCTTTGAAATCTGAAGAACTAAAGGGTAATCAACATAAGATTGATGCCAATAAGAATGGTAAGGTTGACGGACACGATTTCAAGATCCTTCGTAATCAGAAAAAAGCAAGATACCAGTAAGGAATATTAGATGGCAACTAAGGCGGTTCTAAAACTAACACAGGTTCATGGTGTGGTGAAAGTGCGTGGCACGGGATCCGCTACCATCGCGCTTGCCACCGATCTGAAGAAGACTTCAGAAACTCAATCTTCACCAAAGGCGAACATTCGCACTCTTCATTGGGCGTGTGCAGTAGCAACCACTGCTACTATTGCGAGAGACGGGGAAGTTCTGTACTATCTTTCAGGATCTGGTAAGATGGAATTCATGGGTTGGTCTGACAACGAAGAAAACGGTTCAGACATCGTCGTAGATTTCTCGTCAGGTACTGGTTCAGTAGTTCTAGAACTTGCTAAGGTTTCTGGATATGGTTCGCAGCAACATCAGGACCAAGGAGATTTAGGATAATGAAACTTATTACTGAAGTAAACGACAACGTTCGTTATATCACTGAAGAAAAAGACGGTAAGAAATCCCTCTACATTGAAGGTGTTTTCCTACAATCAAATCTCAAGAATCGTAATGGACGTATGTATCCTGCTGAGATTATGGAAAAAGAAGTTGAGCGTTACATGTCTGAAGCAGTGAACAACAAGAGAGCATTCGGCGAACTTGGTCACCCAGACGGTCCTTCAATTAACCTCGACCGTGTATCTCATATCGTTACCGAACTCTATAGAGATGGCGATAACTGGATGGGTAAAGCGAAGATCACTGATACTCCTATGGGTAATATTGCCCGTGGTTTGATTGAATCAGGTGGTCAACTTGGCGTTTCTTCAAGAGGACTTGGTACTCTGAAAGAGAATAGAGATGGGGTTCAGATCGTCCAAGACGATTTCCATCTTGCAACCGCAGCAGATATTGTTGCGGATCCTTCTGCTCCTGATGCTTTCGTAAGAGGGATTATGGAAAATAAAGAATGGGTGATTGTTAACGGTCTGTGGACTGAACAAGCAAATGATATGGCGAAAAAGGTCATCAAGAAGGCGAGCAAAAAGCAACTCGAAGAAGCAAAGATGGTAGTTTTTGAGAATTTCCTCAATAGACTTGCTAGAATTTAAAGTTTCTTTATTATAAATAAAAGACTAAGATCCGAAATTTAGGAGAAAAAAATGACTGTAGAAAGAAAAATCAGAGAGTTGCTTGCTGGAAAGCAAGCGATTACTGAAGCTTCTGACGGTGATATGACCGCACCAAAGCAAGGTAGTTCGGTCACATCTTCATCAGAAAAGATGGGTGCTTCGAATGGTAAAGATACCTCGAAAGCAGCTAAGTCGAACACATCGGGTGACCAAACTCAACCACGTCAAGGTTCTTCAGCAGACGCACCACACCAAGACCGTGATGGTGATGCTGACGAAAACCAAGGCGCAAAGGTTGCAGTAAACGCTAAGGATACTTCCGACTCGTCAGGTCCTGCATCTGGTCCAGGTGATGCACCAAACTTCACTACTGTTGCTGATCCAAGATCGGTTGTAAATCAACCATCTTCTAAGGGCAACGTTCATAAAGAAGAAGTTGAACCAGAAGACGACGATCTGATTGAAGACGATATCGAAGACGAAGATGAAGACGAAGATGCTGAAGAAGATCTCGAAGAAGATTTCTCAGCAGAACTCGCAACTCTATTCGACGGTAACGAAGATCTAACTGAAGAATTCCGTGGCAAGGCAGCATCGCTGTTTGAAGCAATGGTTTCTGCATCGGTCAACGTTAAAGCAGCAGCACTCGAAGAAGCACTTATCCAAGAAGCTGCTGCTCTTATGGAAGAATTTAAGGATGACCTCGTTGAAAAGGTTGATTCTTATCTAACTTATGTCGCTGAACAGTATATTGCTGAAAACGAACTCGCTGTTGAGAACGGTCTCCGTTCAGACATCACTGAGTCGTTTATTGCAGGACTTAAGAATCTGTTTTCGGAACACTATATTGAGGTTCCTGAAGAGAAATATGATGTGCTTGGTGAAATGCAAGTCGAGATTGAAAACCTTCAAGCTCGTGTGGACCAAACTATGACTGCAAATGTAGAACTGCATGCTGAAAATACTAAACTTCAAAGAGAGAGCGTACTTATCGCGGTTACTGAAAACCTCGCTAAGACCGATGCTGAGAAGTTTGTAAGTATTGTTGCTGATGTAGAATTCGAGAACGCAGAAATTTTCGAAGAAAAGTTGAATGTCATTAGAGAAAATTATTTCCCTAAAGCACAACCTAACACGGAAGAAAAGATGACTGATGGTCTAGATGAAACTAATGCGTATGCTGGATCTCCTCTTATGGAGAAGTATACGAAGGTTCTAGACAAAATGTCATCTCAAATCTAAATAAATATAAATAATAAGTTGAAATAAAAAACCCTACAAGGAGAAAAAAATGTTTCTTTCAGAATCTCTACAAAAGAAGTGGGAGCCTGTCCTAAACCATGATGGTATGGGACAAATCAAGGATTCCTACAAGCGTGCAGTTACTGCAGTTGTTCTCGAAAACCAACAAAAGGCTCTTCAAGAAGAAAAGACTGCGTTGTTCGAAACTCCAGCAAACGCTACAGGCTCTGGCATCGATAACTACGATCCAATTCTAATCTCGCTCGTTCGTCGTGCGCTGCCTAACTTGATGGCATATGACGTTGCTGGCGTTCAACCAATGACTGGACCAGTTGGTCTTATCTTCGCAATGAAGTCACGCTACAGCACACAATCTGGCACTGAAGCACTCTTCAACGAAGCAGATACTGACTTCGCTGGTACAGGAACTCACGCTGGTTCAAACCCAGTTGATGGTTCTTACACCACAGGTACTGGTATTGCTACTGCTGACGCTGAAGCACTTGGTGAATCAGGCGGAACTGACTTCAATGAGATGGCATTCAGCATCGAGAAGACAACTGTAACTGCTAAGACACGTGCTCTTAAAGCAGAATACACAGTAGAACTTGCTCAGGATCTCAAGGCAATTCACGGTCTTGACGCTGAGTCAGAACTCTCGAACATCCTTTCACAAGAAATTCTTGCTGAAATCAACCGCGAAGTTATCCGTACGATCTATAAGGTTGCTAAGCCAGGTGCTGCTTCGACAGCAACTGCTGGTACTTTCGATCTTGACGTTGACTCAAACGGTCGTTGGTCGGTTGAGCGTTTCAAGGGTCTTCTGTTCAACATCGAACGTGATGCTAACGTAATCGCTCAAGACACTCGTCGCGGTAAGGGTAACTTCATCATCTGTTCGTCAGACGTTGCTGCTGCTCTTGCAATGGCAGGTATGCTTGACACAGGTGGTGCACTTAACGGTTCGCCAACTCTGAACGTTGATGACACAGGTAATACTTTTGCTGGTGTTCTTAACGGTCGTTACAAGGTATACGTTGATCCATATTCAGCAAACCAAGGTGCTGCATCGCAGTTCTATGTTGTTGGTTATAAGGGTGCGAATGCTTATGACGCTGGTATCTTCTATTGCCCATACGTTCCACTACAAATGGTTCGTGCTATCGACCCTAACACCTTCCAACCAAAAATTGGTTTCAAGACTCGTTACGGGATGATTGCTAACCCATTCGTTCTTAAGTCGGACGGAACAACAGATGCGGATACATTCACTGCAAACCGCAACCACTACTACCGTCGCGTTAAGGTTTCGAACCTTATGTAATCGATACCTCTCCATTAGAGAGAGGGTTACTAAGAAACTGGGGGGAGCAGAAATGCTTCCCCCATTTTCATTATAAATATACGTAATGGAGGAATAGATGGTAATATCCACAACAACAAACATCAGTGAGGGATCTTGGGGAAGTTCGCAACCGAGCGATCTTGATTACCTGAAACCGAATGGTTTTAAATTCCAAATTCATACTCTACCTAACGTATCATATTTCTGTCAGGCAGCAAATATCCCATCGTTCAGTATTGGATTTACCACAACAGAAACTCCTCTTTCTGCTCTGTATAATCCTGGAGAGAAACCGCAGTTTGGCGAACTTGTCATTCGTTTCCTTGTTCAAGAAAACATGGCAAATTATGTAGAACTATATAATTGGTTGGTTGGTCTATCATTTCCAGAGAACCACGAGCAATATAACAACTGGAATAAGAAGCAAGCATATAGATTCCCTGCAATCCCAGAGAAAAGACTTGGTGCAGTTGCGAACTTCTCAGACGCTGACTTCTTCATTTTAGACTCGGATAATAATCCAAACGTCAAGATTACATATTACGATCTTTTCCCCACCAGTCTTGAAGCACTGGACTTCGATATATCAAGTGGTTCTGTAGAATATCTCATAGGCATTGCGTCGTTTAAATATAGATATTATACGATTGAATCCGTATAAAATACCTTGACTTCTGTCAAAAAATATAGTATGATTAAATTATTTTATTGTGAGGAAATATGAAACTATCTGAAATTCAAGACATGTGGACAAAAGATGCTAAGGTCAACGAACTAGATCTTGGTAAGTCTTCGATTCAAATCGCCGAACTGCATGCAAAATATCTAAACATTTTGAGTAATACCAAATTACAACTTCGCAAATGCGAGGGGGATTACCTGCGCCTACGTCGCACCAAGTTTAAATACTATCGCGGAGAGATGACTCGCGAAGAACTAGAAGAACTTGGGTGGAATCAGTTTCAGGGATTAAAACCTCTAAAGAATGAGGTCGAAGATATTGTTAATTGCGACGAAGATATTATTCGTTGCGTTGATAAAGTCGAATATATGAAAGCAATGCTCTACCAACTAGAGCAAATTATCCGTTCACTAAATGGTCGTGGTTGGGAAATCAAAAATGCCATCGAATGGACAAAGTTTACTAATGGATTGATGTAGTGCCTGACTTAACAGTTACCAAGAAAGATGAAGTCTATTTGAATATCGAAAGCGATCCTTCGATTGCTTCCGAGTTGAATGACTACTTCACTTTCGACGTTCCTGGAGCAAGATTCATGCCAACCTATAAAGCGAAACTGTGGGATGGTAAAGCACGAATGTTCAACATGTGGACCAAGGAACTTTACGTTGGTCTGCTTCCATATCTAAGAGAGTTTGCTGCAAGATCAGACTATGATATGGATGTCAAAATGGATCCGATTGGTGATCCAGTTGATATTGAATACCTAGAAGAATTCGCAGAGAGTTTGAATCTTACCTCACAAGGTAGTCCGATTCAGGCGAGAGAATATCAAATCGATGCAGTCAAATATGCGATTCGCATTGGCAGAACTTTGCTACTATCTCCGACTGCATCAGGCAAATCCCTGATCATCTATCTACTCCTGAGGTATCACCAGAAGTTTAATCGTAAGCAGTTGGTCATTGTTCCCACAACATCATTGGTCGAACAGATGTATGGCGACTTCGCTGATTATTCTCACAATGATGATACATGGCATGTTGCAAATAACTGCTCTAAAATTTACGCTGGATTTGAAAAGTCAAATCAAGCAAACATCGTTATCTCGACATGGCAGTCAATATACAAACTACCAAAAAAGTTCTTCGATGAATTTGATGTTATCTACGGCGACGAAGCACACTTGTTCAAGGCAAAGTCACTAACATCAATCTTTAACAAATGCACCAAGACTAAGTTCCGCATTGGAACCACTGGTACTCTCGACGGAACTAAGACTCATAAGTTGATTCTCGAGGGTCTATTCGGTAAGGTTCATCGGGTAATTACTACCAAAGAACTGATGGATAACAAAGACCTCGCCGAGTTAAAGATTACATGTTTGCTTCTGGACTATACCGACGAAACCAAAAAAGCAGTTAAGAATCATACATACCAAGAAGAAATGGACTGGTTGGTTAAAAACCACAAACGAAATGTGGTCATCCGCAATCTCTCTGTGTCACAAAAAGGCAACACGCTAGTCTTGTTTCAGTTCGTAGAGAAACATGGTGATGTTCTTTATAAAATGATTAAAGAAAAGGCAGGAACTTCGCGAAAGGTTTTCTTTGTCTATGGTGGAACTGATACTTCTCAACGAGAACAGATCCGATCTATTACAGAGAAAGAAACTGATGCAATTATTGTTGCGTCATACGGAACCTTTTCTACGGGAATAAATATACGTAACCTCCATAATGTAGTATTCGCTTCACCTTCTAAATCCCGCATTAGAAATCTTCAATCTATTGGTCGCGGATTAAGAAAGGGCAATCAGAAAGAACGTTGTAATCTTTTTGATATTGGCGATGACCTATCTTGGAAGTCCAAAAAGAATTATACCCTCAATCATATGGTCGAGCGTGTGAAGATTTATAATGAAGAAGGTTTCAACTACAAGATAGTAAGGTTGTCAATTGATGACTGAAGATTATATCAGACTACTTAAACTGAAAGATGGCGACATGGTTATGTGCGCTACAAATATTGCATCTCAGCAGGAACTATTCGATTCTTTTGAGATCGAGATACGGCATCCTGTCTCCATTGTTCCATATCAGGTCCAATCAGGTAATGGTGTTGTTGAAGGATTTCTTTTCAAACCATGGATGGCAGTATGTGAAGAGACAGAATTTGTTATCCTGAGTGAAAATGTTGTGCTGGTCGGCACTCTGAAAGATGATGTCGAACGACAGTATAAAACATATTTGAAGACGAGAGGAAATCCTCCCGAAGAAGAGGAAGAGGAAATCGAAGATTGGGTCGCGACGACCGCCGATTACCTAAAGAAGAACAATCTACTTAATTAGATGATTCATTTCATAGACGACATAGTCTTTATACCCTGAATAGGTGAACAAGTCAACAGTTTTCTTGAAGAAAAAGATTAAAAAAACTATTTACTTTGACGTCTATTTGCGGTATAAAGGAGTTATATTAATGAGGGTAAATAATGGCAAAAACTGCTAAAGTAAGAACTAACGTACATTACGTAAACAATAAAGAATTCCTTGCAGCGATGGTGGAGTATCGAGAAAAAGTTCTCGCGGCCAAAGCAGAGGGGAAACAGAAACCTAGAGTTCCCAATTATATTGGCGAATGTTTCGTTAAGATCGCAAACCATCTTGCATACAAAGCAAACTTCATCAACTACACCTATCGAGAAGAGATGGTGCTAGATGGTATTGAGAATTGTATTACATATCTTGATAACTTTGATCCTGCCAAATCTTCCAATCCCTTTGCCTACTTTACCCAGATTACATACTATGCCTTTCTGCGTCGAATCCAGAAAGAAAAGAAGTATATGGCAACCAAGTATCGATACATTCAAAATCTAGATATCAACAGCATCATTAGCGAGGACGCCGATGGTTCTAGCATACAAACGAATTTATCAATTATCTACGCAAACAGATCGATGATGCCTACGATAGTTCTCTCGAGAATCAACCACCGAAAAATCCTATGCCGAAACGCAGACCAAAATATTTTGATAAAAAAGAAGAAAAAAACCTTGACCTTTGACGTTAAATGAGGTATAGTTGTTTTAGTATTAATGTTATGGAGGTTTATATGAGTAAATTTTATGATTGGGTCAGCAAAAATACTGGTGCCATTGCACTCGCTGCACTTATTGTTATTCCACTGTTTTTGCTTTTATTTTCGGTCGCTCGACACGAGAATAAAGTAACACAAGTTACCCGTCAAAATCCTGGATGTATCTATCTTGAGTCAAGTCGACTTGGTGTTGATCAACACTACATGCTCTGTGATGGTCGAATCAATCTTGTGCATCTTGCTGGAGACGATGAATTACCAGCACCTGAAGCTGTCGATGTAATTCAGAATGCAGTTGAACCTGCACCTGTCACCGCAACCACTCCAGCGAAGTGAGGTTACGATGATTATCGAAACACAAATTCTACATAATGACATGGATAGCGATTCTGATCGCACTGTTGGTGAAACTTCTATCAACAGCAACATCTATATTTCTATCACTGGCGCATCACCTTCTGAAAAGGCAAAGGTGCGCGAAATCCTCGATCAATTTTATCGAGACATCAAGGTAGCGATTCGTACTGTATGAAAGTTGCACTAATTACCGACACCCACTTCGGGGCACGATCGGATTCAATTCCGTTTGATAACTTCTTTAATAAATTCTATACAGAAGTTTTCTTTCCTCACCTTGAGCGTGAACAGATTAAGACAATCATCCATCTTGGTGACGTCTTTGATCGTCGGAAATATATTAATTTTAATACACTGAAGAAGTGTCGTGAGTATTTCTTCGATCGAACTGTCGAACTTGGCATCGACGTTCATATGATCGCAGGAAACCACGACACTTTCTTTAAGAACACCAACGAAGTCAATGCACTTGATTTGTTGCTGCGCGAATATCCTAACGTAATTACCTATTCTGAGACAGAAGATATTATCGTTGATGGTAAAAACCTACTACTAGTTCCTTGGATTTGTTCGGGTAACTATGACCAAACTATGGAGATTGTTAATGCCTCAAATGCACAAGCCGTATTTGGACACTTTGAATTTGCAGGTTTCCAAATGTATCGTGGGCATACGAATGACCATGGAATGGATACAAAACATTTTGATAGATTTCCTCTCGTTTGTTCTGGTCACTTCCACCATCGCAGTCGCACTGGCAATATTCTGTATCTTGGTAATACCTATGAGTTTACTTGGTCTGATTATAATGACCCTAGAGGGTATCACTTATATGATACGGAAACAAACGAGGTAGAATTCTTTGAGAATCCAAATCGCATCTTCCATAAAATCTATTATGACGACACTACTGATGATCCTAGTTTGCTTGATGTTAGTGCACTTGTTGGATGTTGCGTTCGATTAGTTGTTGTTAAGAAAACTGACTTCTATAAGTTTGACCGTTTTGTAGATAAACTCTATGACTGCAATCTTCTCGAACTAAAGATTATTGAAGACTTCTCTGAGTTTGAAACTGAAGCAATAGGTGAAGAAGAATTTAATGTCGAGGATACTATGACTGTTCTGTCAGATTTCGTCGATACTATTTCCACTGACCTAGAAAAGACTAGAATCAAATCTATTCTACAAACTCTCTATGTTGAGGCACAGAACGTTACTGTATGATTAATTTTAATACTATTCGATGGAAAAATATGTTGTCGACGGGCAACCAGTTTACAGAAATTAAATTGGACCGTTCACCTAGCACCCTAATCGTTGGCGAGAATGGCGGTGGTAAATCGACTATGCTCGATGCGCTTTGCTTTGCGCTGTTTAATAAACCGTTTCGTAACATCAACAAACCACAGTTGATCAACTCAATTAACAAGAAGAACTTGCTGGTCGAAATTGAATTTCAAACTGGTCGCAAGTCATATAAGATTGTGCGAGGTATTCGTCCGAATCTCTTTGAGATTTATGCAGATGGCGAACTCCTCAATCAAGACGCTGCTGCTCGAGACTACCAGAAGTATCTCGAAGAATCAATTCTGAAGATGAATTATAAGTCGTTCACCCAGATTGTTATTCTAGGAAGCGCATCTTTTACACCATTCATGCAACTTCCTGCGTTTACTCGTCGGGAAATTATTGAAGACATTCTTGACATTCAGATCTTCACTACGATGAATAGTGTATTGAAAGACAAGATTATTGAAATCAAAGATAAGTTGACTGGTGCAGATAGTCGCCTAGAAATTTTGAAACAGAAAGCGACTCTACAAAAAGAGTATGTAGACACTCTTGAGACGAACAAGGAGAAACGATCGGATGAGATACAATCTCGAATCGAAGAAGGTGAACTATCCATCGCCAGTTTTCAGAATCTTATTGGAGTACTCGAAGGCAAAAAGATTACGCACGAAGCTGCCAAGGCAGCACTTGGAGATCTCAGTGCAAAACAAAAGAAACTCGAATCTTTTAAAACCAAATTTTCCACCCAACTCCGAGATCTCAAAAAGGAGGTTTCGTTCTACAATGAGACAGACGAATGTCCGACGTGCCAGCAAGGCATTGCTCACGATCATAAAGAAACCATCGTATCATCCAGACAAGAGAAAATCGAAGAACTATCTTCGGGAATGGATAAGTTACAGGAAGAATTTACAAAACTTGAGGAACTTATCGCGGAAAATGAGACTCTCTCCGAACAAATTTCTGAGTTAAGTGCAGAGATTATCGCGAACAATAACGAAATTATTGTTCAACAGAGATTGATTCAAGCACTAAATCTAGAACTGAATGACATCACTACTAAGACTGCAGACATTGATGGTGAGAAAGATAAACTAAAGATGTTCGCGAAAGATGTTCTTGCGCAGAATTCCGAGAAAGCGAAACTGAATGAAGAAAAACATTACATGGACGCTGTTTCGATGCTTCTCAAGGACACTGGTATTAAGACTAAAATTATTCGGCAATACCTTCCAGTTATCAATAAATTGGTAAATAAATATCTAACTGCCATGGACTTCTTCGTTCAGTTTAATCTAGACGAGAAGTTTGACGAGACAATCAAGTCTCGTCATCGCGATGACTTCAGTTATGCTTCGTTCAGCGAGGGTGAGAAGCAAAGAATTGACTTGGCACTGCTGTTTACTTGGCGCACAATCGCTAAGATGAAGAACAGCGTTGCGACTAACCTACTGATTCTTGATGAAGTGTTCGACAGTTCTCTAGATAATAACGGAACTGATTACGTCATGGCGTTGTTAGATACTCTTGGAGAGGAAACAAATACGTTTGTTATCAGTCATAAGGGCGATCAACTGTTCGATAAGTTCCGCAGTCTGATCAAGTTCGAAAAGAAAAATAACTATAGTGAAATGGTGGTATAATGGAACTGTTGAAAATTAACGATCCCGTATTGAGAGAGATCCCTGCTGAATTTGATTTTGAAACCCAGAATGCGCAAGAACTCGTTGATACTCTCTGGGCAAAGTGTCGAGAACTGAAGGGTCTTGGTCTTTCTGCCAATCAGGTTGGTATCAATGCAAAGGTTTTCGTAATGGGGACTGATGAAACCAATCGAAAGAATATCTTTAACCCAACTGTTGTTGCTTTGTCGGATAAAACGAGCATGGCGACTGAAGGTTGTTTGAGTCTTCCAGGTATGTGGGTAAATATTCGTCGACCAGAAGAAGTTACCATTTCATATCGTAATGTCAAGGGTGAATATGTTGTTGAGCAACTTGTTGGTCTAGAGGCAAGAATCGCTCTCCATGAATACGATCATATGGTCGGGTTGAATTTTTTGGATAGAGCATCAAAACTGAAGCGCGATATGGCAATCAAATCTCTAGAAAAACGAGCAAAAAGGTATATTCAAAAATATGTCCGACAAAACGTATGATTTTGGATTCACATTCGAGGATCCAACCGAAACAATTATCCAACAACCAGCGCAGCAAATAGACACTGGTGCGCAAGATGAAATTATGGCGAAACTCGCTGAACTCTCTGCGAGAATAACGGGTACAGATGCAACAGGAATTGTTGCTGAACATAAGGCGCTACTGCAACAAGAAGTTTCATCGAAGTTGAAGGAGGTAGAGGATATGATTTTACCTCTGCTTTATAATTTGAAGAAAAATCCTGAGCGTGATTACATTCATTGGCCAGGTGCAACAAGGACTAAAACTATTGACGCACAAATTGATAAAATCACGGCAATCACGAGATACTATGAACGAGTTTGACCATCCCTTACCTCCACATAAACAAAAGTTTTTTGCAGAACCTGCTGCGAGGATTTTTAATTTCTATCTCTGCGGAGAGATAAAAGAAGCAGAAGAATACATTGAGTGGTTTCAGGTTCTCCGTTCGGTCGGAGAGAACGATATCGTTTACATCCGTATTAACAGCGAAGGTGGTGACTTGTTCTCTGCTCTCCAGTTGGTTCGTGCGATTCAGGAATCAAATGCCACTATCGTCTGTTCCGTCGAGGGTATTTGTATGAGTGCTGCCACTCTTATCTTCCTGACTGCAGACCAGTTTGAACTCTCCGACCATACCATGTTCATGTTCCATAACTATTCAAGCGGAACAATTGGTAAGGGTGGCGAAATGTATGACCAGATTACTCATTTCCGTGCGTGGTCTGAGAAGTTGTTTACCTCATTCTATAAGGATTTCTTAACAGAAGCAGAGATTAAATCGATGCTAGACAATAAGGACATCTGGTTAGATGCAGAGGAGGTTGCCAAACGTTTGGCAAACCGAATCAAGAGTCAAGAAACTCCTGTGAAAAAAAGTAGAAAAAAGATATCTTCTGCAGCATAAATAGGCTTGACTTTTCTAAAAAAATCAGGTATACTGTCTGTATGATAAAATTTAAAGATTATATTGCTGAGTCTAAAGAGGGTGCTGGTCTGACCATTTGGGATATTGACGAGACCCTCTTTAACACAAAGGCACAAATCCATGTTGTCAAGGACGGCAAACTGGTAAAGAAACTTTCCAATACCGAGTATAATACATACACTCGGAAACCTGGAGAGACCTACGACTTCGTTGAATTCAAAGACGCGAAGCATTTCCGCGACACCTCTGAACCTATCGTTCGGGCAATCGCGAAGGCGAAAGCAATCCACAAAAACATTAAGAATCGTGCTGGTAGTAAGATGATTATCATTACTGCTCGCTCAGACTTCGATGACCGCGAAACTTTCCTAGACACTTTCCGTCAACAGGGAATTGACATTGATGATGTGCACGTTCATCGTTCAGGTAATCTCGATGCTCCTAACTCTGCTGCGGGTAAGAAAATCGTTATCAAACAGTATCTCGAAACGGGTAAATACGCTCGTGTCCGTCTGTTCGATGATGCAATCTCAAATCTAGATATGCTACTAGGTTTAAAGACTGAATATCCTGATATTGATTTTGAAGCATACCTTGCACATCATGATGGAACGATGACAAGATATCGTAAATAAGGGCTTGACTTTTGTCAGGTTTTAAGGTAGAATGGAATAATAGAAGGAGAAAGTTATGATTAAGACAGTTGTTGTAAGTTTAGTTGCTCTGAGTGTTGCCTTTGTTCCTGTTGCTGCTGAAGCACGCAACCGCGATGGATATGGATGGGAACAGCGCAAGGAACGACGCGAAAAACGTTCACGCATTAGCACAGGCGAGGCAATCGCTATCGGCGTAGGTGCATTCATTCTTGGTGCCGCCACAAACAGTAATCGTCGCAACGATCGTGCAACCGATCGTGAAGTCTATGACCGCGAATATGACTATCACTATCGTCGTATACCAGAACCTACTTGTTACGAGAAATTTGAACCGCTGTATGATTCTTACGGTCGTTTCGTGCGATACGCAAGGGTCACTGCCTGTTATTAATTTACAAAAATCTCAAAATAAGTGTTGACTTTTATCTCATTTTGGGGTAGAATGGAATATAAATTGATGATGAGGTTTTGTGATGTCTGTTTCTAATTCTGAAAAGTCCATTCTCGCTAAGTTGCTTGCTTCCGAGAATATCCGCATTGAGCACCAGAAGGTTGCAACCGCAGCGTTCAACCTTCAAGACCGTGCGTTGATCCTTCCTATCTGGAAGGAAATGTCTGCTGACCTCTATGACCTGCTTATCGGTCATGAAATCGGTCACGCTCTCTACACTCCCGCCGAAGGTTGGCACGATGCCATCAACGAAGGTGGTAACGGTATCAAGTCGTTCCTAAACATTCTCGAAGATGCTCGTATTGAGCGTAAGGTTAAGGACAAGTATCCTGGAATTCGCAAGAACTTCTACGCTGGTTACAAGGAACTCTTTGAGCGTAACTTCTTCGGCGTAGAGGGTCGCGACCTCGATACACTTCGCTTCATCGACCGTGTCAACCTTTATTACAAGGTTGGTGCTTTCCTGAACATTCAGTTCTCGGAAGATGAGAAGGCAATCCTGCGCCGCATCGACGTTCTAGAAACTTGGGAAGAAGTTTCGGCGTTGGCAACCGAACTCTACGGTCTCGCTAAGACTGAACAGACTCCCGAAGAAACTGCCTTTGATGAGTTGATGGATCAACTCGGTGGTATGATGGGTGATGAATTCGACATGGACTCATCTTCCTCTGCTCCTTCCGAAACCTCTGATGGTCAGTCTGATGATGAGTCGGAAGAAACCGATGACACGCAAGATGGCGAAGGTCAATCGGGTGGAATGACTGACGAAACTGACAATGAGAACACCACCTCTGAAACTGATGAAGATGAATCTGGTGAAAATGGCGACGATCAAGAATATGATTCGCGCGAACCAGATGGTTCAAAGGGGTTTCAAGAAGAACCTTATTACAACGAAAATCCTATCGCTGAAACCGACGAACACTTCCGCAATCGTGAAGACGAACTGGTCGATGATAAGTCGCGTCCATATGTCTATGGCAACCTGACGATCGTAAAACCTTCTGACTATATTATTCCAATGAAACGGGTGATTGATAGCATCAAGATTACTGTTCGTGATGGTTACAACACTGTCAATTCTGAAACTGATGCAACTAAGGTTTACAACGAATTTCGTGCGAACAACCAAAAGTATATCAATCTGATGGTTCAAGAATTCGAAATGCGTCGTAAGGCATCTGAGTTTGCTCGTGCGACTGTTGCTAAGACTGGTCGTCTTGACACTGATCGTTTGTGGGCACATAAGATCAGCGAAGATTTGTTCGCTCGTCACACCATTATGCCTAACGGTAAGAACCATGGCATGCTTATGTTCCTCGACATGTCTGGTTCTATGGACATGAACATGAAAGGCACGATTGAGCAGATGGTTACGCTGGCAATGTTCTGCCGTAAGGTTCGTATCCCGTTGGAAGTTTACGGTTTCATCAATAACCAGTTTGCTAAGTCTGCATTCCCTGCGCACAATCGTGAACATCGTGAAATTACCACTGGTGAAAACAAGAACGATATCCAGATTGCTGATTCAAATTTCTTCTTGTATCAGTTCCTCGACGGGAGTTGCTCTAGTGCACAGTTTAATAATGCTGTAAAAAAGTTGCTGCATCTTGGTCATGCATATGAAAATCGTCGTTCGTATGGTAGTTATAAAAATCTGATTTACAGGTATCCTGATCACTTCGGTCTTGGTTCGACTCCTCTCGAGGAATCAGTTATCGTTGCTCGCTCGATTGCTGAACAGTTCCGCTCGAAGCATCGTCTCGAAGTTCTGTCGACCGTGTTCTTGACTGATGGTGACGGTGACAATAACTTTAACACCAATACCTATAACTACTACGGCAATAGCAATCTGACTATTGAAGATGCTAAGACTCGTAAGTCGGTTACTGTGAAGTATGACCGCGATAAGGGTATGCGCTCTGCCTACTCGAAGGCATTGCTCGAACTCTACGGTCAGGTGACTGGTTCGCGAGTGATCAATTTCTTCATCGTAGGATACAGCGAAAAGCATACTGCTCGTCGTATGCTCGGTGATGACTTCAATTTCGATGCCAAGTGGAAGACAGAATGGGTCAAGGACCGTGTGTTCACTCTCGACAACCACGGTGGGTTCCACAATCGCTTCCTCGTTCCAGGTGGCAAGAACCTTCAGATTGGCGCTGATACTTTGCAGGTTGATAGTGAGAATACGAAGCAAATCTTCCAAGCATTCAAAAAGATGCAGAACGGAAAGCAAGCAAACCGTGTTCTGCTTACCAAAATGATTCGGGCAGTAGCATAATGATAGGGAGATGGTCTGTGTTAGAATTGATTGGTTTGTTGACAGTTTTGGTTATTGCATTTTATGTATTGGGTGCAATGTTTTTGATTGCGCTTTCGCTATGGCCGCTGTGGATAATCTTGTATCTTTTTTACATATATCGCAAGAATAGGGCTTGACTTTATCTCGTTTTTGGGGTATACTGTGTATATAATTTGAAAAGGAAAATTTTATTATGGTTGATTTCCCCTCTGAACTTGAAACTCTCGTCCTCTGCTCGTGGTCGCGTGATGAAAATGGTGTCCTTCGTGCTGTATATCCCAATGGTGCTGGGTTTATGCTTCTTCGCAATGAAACCGTTGAATATTATGACTTCTGCAATGACGGTTCTCATGAACTAGTTGAGTCGCGTGAGTTGATTATTTCTTAAAAAACTGTTGACTTCTGCTGCGTTTTGCGGTAGAATGTATTATATTATGATGATGTGAGGATGATGAATATGATTATGAACCGTGAAGCACTGCTTGAAAAACTCTCCGCCAACAACACCAAGAACGGTGTTTTCCTTAAGAAGGAAATCGTTGCCGCTGCCCGTGACCTTGGTCAGAAGGTTCCCTTCTGGTTGTTGAACATGACCGAACACCGTATCGGTCGTGGTAAGTATAACCTGTCTCCTCTGATGGTAGGCAACGTTACCCCGATGCCAGTTCGCGAAGCAGCGAAGATTGTTATCGCTCCTAAGTTGGAAGTTCTTATTGAGAACCTCGTTCCTGCTGCTGACACGACTTACGTTCCATTCGGTTTTTATAAAGATCTAATCAAGATCTTGAACGCTGGTGTGTTCTATCCGACGTTCGTCTCTGGTCTTTCTGGTAACGGTAAGACCACGATGATTGAACAGGCATGTGCCAAGTTGAAGCGCGAATGCCTTCGTGTCAATATCTCGATTGAAACCGATGAAGACGATCTGATCGGTGGTAACACCCTGATCGACGGTAACGTTGTTTACCGCGAAGGTCCAGTCCTGACCGCCATGAAGCGTGGTGCTATCCTCATCCTCGACGAAATCGACCGTGGTTCGAACAAGATGATGTGTCTTCAAGCAATCCTTGAGGGCAAACCTTACTTCAATAAGAAGACTGGTGAAACTATCTTTCCCAAGGCAGGGTTCAACGTTATCGCCACTGCCAACACCAAGGGTCGTGGTTCTGACGATGGCAAGTTTATGTCTGCCCAAATCCTCGACGATGCTTTCCTTGAGCGTTTCGCCATCACCGTTGAGCAGGAATATCCTTCCGCCAAGATCGAAAAGAAGATCGTGCTGAACAAGATGGAGAAGGCAGGAAAGGTCGACGAAGAATTCGCCGATAAACTGACCACGTGGGCGGAAATCATCCGTAAGACTTTCTACGACGGTGGCGTCGACGAACTGGTTTCTACTCGTCGTCTTGAGCACATCGTCAATGCTTACGCGATGTTTAATTCACGCAGCAAGGCAATCGAACTTTGCGTTAATCGCTTCGATGCCGATACCAAGGCAGCATTCCTCGACCTCTATAAGAAAGTCGACGTTGATGCAGTGCCAGATGATGGTGTGAATGAAGATGCATATTTTAACCAAATGACTGAAGAAGTCCCATTCTAAGGAGAAACTATGACAATTGAATACAGATATAATGAGGGTGATCTCCTACGGGAGATCACCGACTACGTAGATTCCACATATGATGGACATTACGCACAAAACCAATATCAGGCGACCGAGTTTATTATCGACGGTGGTCATGGTATTGGATTTACTGTTGGGAATATTTTAAAGTATGCTCAACGTTATGGTCACAAGGGAACACCTGAAGACTGGCGTAAGGATCTCATGAAGGTCATTCATTACGCAATCATTGCATTACATGTGCATGATGAAGAAGTTGGAGTCGAAGATGATTTCGACGAAAATACTTTTGTTCTAAACACCGATACTGAATCATTTACTACCATGGGAAGTGCAACAAATACCTTGACTTTCTTCAATAATGATAGTATAACTGATGGTGGTACTATTACTTTACCACGTCTTAAAACCTCTCTGACTACTAAGGATTAATATATTATGAAGATCTCAAATGAAACTCTCGCCGTTCTAAAGAACTTTGCCTCGATTAATACGAACATTGTCGTTCGCGAGGGTTCAGTTCTTGCGACCGTGAGTGAAGGTAAGAACATTCTGACTCTTGCCACTGTCTCCGAATCATTCCCTCGCGAATTCGCAGTGTATGATTTGCCCAACCTCCTTGCTCTTCTCAGCATCTGGGACGAACAAGATATCGAGTTTGAACAGTCGAGTATGTTCTTGCGTAAGGACAAGTCGGAATTCGAGTATGGTTATGCTGACCCATCAGTAGTTACCGCTGCTCCCTATAAGTCACTCGAGATTGATCCGTTCTTCACCTTCAAGATGACTGCTGCTGAGATTGGCATGGTCCAGAAGGCAGCATCCATTCTTTCTGCTCCGACCATGAGCGTTGTCTCAAAGGGCGGTAAGGTGACTCTGACTGTTAGCGACCCTGCTAATCCTCGTGCAAATGCATTCCGTCGCGAACTAGACAATAACGCAGATGGTGACTTTGATTGTCGTCTGAAGGTCGAGAACCTGAAGGTTATTGCTGATGACTATGAGGTAACACTCGGAAAGAAGAAGGCAATGCACTTTAACAACCTGACCAAGAAGTTGGAATACTGGTTGGCGATGGAACCTTCGTCGGTCGTATAAGGATACAGTCATGGATAAGTTAGAAATTACATTTAGTGCACGAATTCCGTATGACAATGATGTAGATGGTCGTGCAATGTCTATCGAATTCACTACAAGTAGTGTTGAAGAAGTCATTCGTCAGTTTAATAAATTCCTGATTGTCAATGATTGGGATGCTCAAGTGGAGAATGTTAATGGTTGATAATCTACCGACAGTTGTTCCGAGTGTAGTCTTCAAGACTCGTGTTCGTGATGATACTATTGAGGATTTGAATCCTTATCGTTGGGAGGATGTGACATCGTTCGATCTTTTCGCGGGTAAACGTGTCATCCTATTCTCGCTTCCTGGAGCATTTACGCCTACTTGTTCGACAATGCAACTTCCTGGATTCGAAGAACTGGCGATGCGTTTCTACTCTCATGGTATTGACGATATCTACTGCCTGTCAGTCAACGATTCATTCGTTATGAATTGTTGGGCGAAGGATCAGAAACTAGAGCATGTTAAGGTTATCCCTGATGGTTCTGCAGAGTTTACTTCTGGTATGAACATGGAAGTTTATAAGGACAATCTTGGTTTTGGCATTCGTTCTTGGCGGTATGCAGTTGTTGTAGATAATGGTAAGATCGAGAAGTGGTTTATCGAACCTGGGAAGGAAGATAACTGCGAGACTGATCCGTATGGCGAGACTGATCCATACACTATCTTGCATTGGTTGCAAACGAATAGTTAATCAAACTTCGCTGAGGGTGATGTCTGCTGCTGCGAAGAGCGTCATCGATGAGGCATCACCCACCTTTTATTATGGAGATTATTATGAGCAATGAACAATTCCTTTGGGTTGAAAAGTATCGTCCTCGTAAATTGGACGACTGTATCCTTCCAGATGCACAATTGAACACCTTCCGCCAGTTTGTTGAGTCTGGTGAAATTCCTAACATGCTTCTTTGTGGTACTGCGGGTGTTGGTAAGACTACCATCGCTCGAGCAGTCTGTGAAGAACTTGGGTGCGATTACATCATCATCAACGGTTCTGACGATAGAAATATTGAAACTCTGCGTGTCAAGATTACAGAGTTTGCTGCGTCGGTTTCATTTAATGGTAAACCCAAGATCGTAATTCTTGATGAGGCAGATTACCTCAATCCAAATTCAACTCAACCTGCGCTTCGTGCGTTTATTGAGCAATATTCAAACAACTGTCGGTTTATCTTTACTTGTAATTTCAAGGATAAGATTATCTCTCCTCTGCATAGTCGTTGTGCAGTCATCGAATTTAAACTTACCAAGGCAGACCGTCCGAAAATGGCAGGTCGGTTCATGAAACGATTGACTGACATTCTTCGTGGAGAAAATGTCACCTTCGATGAGAAGGTGGTCGCTCATGTTCTCAAGAAGCACTTCCCTGACTATCGCCGTGTTTTAAACGAACTGCAGCGGTATAGTGTCGGCGGCACTATTGACGAGGGTGTTCTTAATACCAGTCGTGATCTTGATATGAAGAGTCTTTTGACTTATCTTCAAGGCAAGGATTGGACGAAGATGCGTGCATGGGTTGTAGAAAATATGGATAGTGATCCTAATGCAATCATTCGTAAGATCTATGACAGTTATCTTGATGAATTTAAAAATATTCCTGCCATCATTCTTCTTCTCGCTGACTATCAATACAAGGCAGCATTTGCAGTCGATCAGGAAATCAATCTGGTTGCGTGTTTGACTGACATTATGGCGACTGCGGTGTGGAAATGAAGGAAGCAATCCTAGAAGGTTTGGGTGAACCTACTAAGATTTACACTGCAGAAGATTATGTTGAGAAGATAACTAAGATAAGTCCATTTGAATTTGTCAAGAACATCAATCAACAAAAGAATCTCATTGTAGACGAACGATCAGAAAAACAATACACCCCATATATCATTAATCGAGCACTTTCGCTAGATCGAGAAACCATCGTTCAAGCGAATGAGGTCAATTGCCGTCCTCACCTAGCTCATGCTCTCCAAAATGCATTTCTTATAAATACTATAAGGGCGAAAAACCGATGGAATCCATGGTTGAAGTCCGAAAAGAATGCTGATGTAGAGTTGATCAAAGAGTATTATGGTTATAGCAATGAAAAAGCACGCCAAGCACTCTCAATTCTCTCTGAAGAACAAAAACAATACATAAAAGAGAAATTGAATAAAGGTGGCAACAAATGACTGATGATTTTTTTGATATCGACTTTCCAGGGTATGCACCCTTAGAAGTAACCCTCAAGAATCCCGACGACTTTCTAAAGGTGCGAGAAACTCTTTCTCGTATTGGGGTAGCATCACGCAAGGAAAAGACTCTTTTCCAGTCCTGCCATATCCTCCACAAACAGAGCAGATACTTTATTGTTCACTTCAAGGAACTCTTTGCCTTAGATGGTAAGGGTGCTGACTTTAGTGACAATGATTTAGAACGTAGAAATACTATTGCCAAGTTGCTCGGTGACTGGGGTCTAATAGATATTAAGAATCCAGAACTGCACGAAAATTGTGCACCACTAAATCAGATTAAGATTATCGCCTATAAAGAAAAGGGCGAGTGGGAACTGGTTCAAAAATATAATATTGGCGCAAAAAGAAATTAAAAAAACTATTTACTTTTCTTCTAAATTGTAGTATAAATAGAGTGTGCCATGCTTCGGATGGCACACTTTTTTAAACTCGCTTAATAGGAGCAAAATATGAAATTTAATACAACTAATTTAGCAGACTTCGACCGTTATTTTGTTGGCGCTGATCGCGTCATGAAACGGTTGGCAGATATTGCTGATCAATCGGCACAGATGATGCCAATTAAATATCCTCCATACAATATCAAGAAAGTCGATGAAGATCGCTACGTAATCGAACTGGCAGTTGCTGGTTTCGGTAAAGCGGACATTGATATTCAATTGCAAGAGGGTATGCTGAGCATCCAAGGAAAGTGCGATTCATCTGAGTCTACTGAATATCTCTACAAGGGAATCGCAGAGCGAGGATTCAAACGTGAATTCACTCTTGCTGACAATGTGGAAGTAAAAAGTTCTTCTCTGGTTAATGGTATGCTGAAGATTTGGTTAGAAGCATTTATTCCAGAAGAAAAGAAAGCGAAGAAAATCGACATTACCGATGATAGTGAATATCCATCGCAGGCTGCCGAATTCTTAGCAGAAGGTAAAACTAAATAATCTTAATCTAAATAATGAAAGTATAAAGTATGTCCAATATCAAATGTGTTAAGTTGATCAGTGGGGATGAAATCATTGCAGATGTTTCTGAGTTTGATGATGGAAACCTTGTTGTTCTCAGTAAACCT